TCCTTTGAGAGCATGGGTTCTGAGATATTTAAAGAGAGCTGGCTTAAATATGGTGATCCCCCTAAAGAGGGTGACTACTACATCACCATCGACCTTGCAGGCTTTGAAGAGATAAACAAGAAGAGATCAAAGAATACTAAACTTGACCAGTCAGCTATTGCCGTTACTAAAGTAAGTGCTGATGGTGACTGGCACATAGAGAACATAATCAAAGGAAGATGGGAGTTAGGAGAGACTGCTGAAAAGATATTCCAAGCAGTGCGTGACTACCAACCATTAGCAGTAGGCTTAGAGAAGGGCATTAGCAGACAAGCAGTAATGTCTCCTCTGAGTGATTTAATGCGTAAGAACAATATGTACTTTAATGTACAAGAACTCACCCACGGTAATAAGAAGAAAGCAGATCGTATTATATGGTCTTTGCAAGGACGCTTTGAGAATGGGCGTATTACGCTAGGCAAAGGAGAGTGGGTAGCTGAGTTCCTTGACCAGCTCTTTCAGTTCCCTAGCGCGTTAGTACATGATGACTTAGTAGATGCTGTCTCCTATGTAGATCAACTAGCTAAAGTCCCTTATGGCTTAGAAGCATTCTTAAGTACCGATTACACTCCCTTAGACGCTATTTCAGGATACTAATAATGTCAGATTATAATCTCAAAGAGAAGTTTGAACTAGAAGAATCCCTTGAGAGCTGGGTAATGGAGAAGGTAGACTCTTGGCGTGACCATTATGATAATAATTACAAAGAAAAACATGACGAATACTATCGCATCTGGCGTGGTGTGTGGTCTGCTGAAGATAGAACCAGAGCATCAGAGCGTTCACGTCTTATATCCCCTGCTACCCAACAAGCAGTAGAGTCCTCTGTATCGGAGCTTGAAGAGGCTACCTTTGGTCGTGGTATCTGGTTTGACATTACAGATGACATATCTGACCCTGAGAAGCAGGATGTAGAATTCCTACGCAATAAACTGTATGAAGACTTTAAGAAGACTAAGATACGTAAGTCTATAGCCGAAGCACTCTTGGTAGCTGGTGTATACGGCACTGGGATAGCCGAAGTAATCCTAGAAGATATTAAAGAGATGTCACCTGCTACCCAGCCTATTATGGACGGGCAGCTTACGGCAATTGGTGTAAACATCAAAGACCGCACAGTGGTTAAGCTGCGCTCTATCCTGCCACAGAACTTCCTGATTGACCCTGCTGCGTGTAGCGTTGAAGAAGCTCTAGGCTGCGCTATTGACGAACACGTAACACCTCATCTTATTGAGGAACTACAAGAGAAAGGAATCTATAAAAAGATTGCTATTAGGAACGCTGATACTGGCTTTGAGCTTGAAGAGGATATTACCATAATATCTCCTGAGACTGAGAAAACCCGCAGAACTACCTACTACGGTAAAGTACCACGTATCTTGCTTGAGAGAGCAAACAGAGAAGAAGGTGACGAAGTAGTATCACTTACTGGAGAAGAAGAAACAAAGAGCCTGTATGTTGAGGCTATCATTGTCTTAGCCAACGGTGGTGATCTCCTTAAAGCTGAAGAAAACCCCTACATGATGCAAGACCGCCCTATTGTGGCTTTCCCGTGGGACATAGTTCCTGGTAGGTTCTGGGGGCGTGGCATATGTGAAAAAGGCTACAACTCGCAGAAGGCCTTAGATGCCGAACTACGGGCTAGACAGGACGCTCTAGCGTTGACAGTACACCCTATGATCGGCATTGACAGTACCCGCATACCTAGAGGCATGGATATGTCCGTGCGCCCAGGAAAGACTATCCTAACTATAGGACGACCCTCTGAAGTTCTAGAGCCTATACGCTTAGGCGGTGTAGATCAGATTACCTTTGCTCAGGCAGAGTCCCTACAGCGTATGCTACAGATGGCTACAGGGGCTATTGACTCTGCTGGTATTCCTGGAAGTATTAATGGTGAAGCTACTGCCGCAGGTATCTCTATGAGTCTTGGTGCTATCATCAAGCGTCATAAGCGTACCCTTATCAACTTCCAAGAGTCTTTCATTATTCCGTTTATAGAGAAAGCTGCTTGGCGGTATATGCAGTTTGACCCTGAAAGCTACCCAGTAAAAGACTATAAGTTCTCTACCTCTAGTTCTCTAGGCATTATTGCTAGGGAGTATGAAGTAACACAGCTTGTACAGCTCTTACAGACTATGCCTGCTGAATCTCCTTTGTACCCTATCCTTATTCAGTCCATTATTGACAATATGTCCTTGTCAAACAGAGAAGAGCTTAAAGAAGCATTAAAACAGGCTCAAGCACCTTCGCCAGAGGCTCAACAGATGCAGCAGGCTGTACAAGAGTCTCAGATGGCCTTCCAGAAAGCTCAGACAGACGCTTTGACAGGTCAGGCTGCTGAGTCTATGGCTAGAGCGCAGAAGTATGCTGCTGAGATACAGATGATGCCTGAAGAGTTACAGCTTGCTAAGTTAGAATCTGTCACTAAGAACCTCCCAGCAGGCAATAAGGACGATAAGGACTTTGAGAAACGGCTACAAGTAGCTGATGTCCTCCTAAGAGAACGAGAAGTATCCGTAAAAGAACGTAAATAAGAGGAATATATGCTTACTTCAACTGAGATAACTAAACTGTTAGCCCAAGTTAATATTGCTTTTACTGAAGACCGTGATCGTTTGAAGAGATTAGAAGCAAAAGTAACTAAAATGGAAGCTGATTACACTGTAAAAGCCCCCAAAGGAGCTACTAAAAATGTGGAATGAACAAGAATTAGGAATAATGATGTCAATTATAGCATATACAGAAGGTAAGTGGTCGCCTGAAGAAGTAGCTAAGATGTTTAAACACATGAAAGATCATTTTGTGTCTCCTACCTTTGCTACTGTTCAGCCTATTGTGCCTGTAGCCATAACTCATTGATTGACAAAACAGCTAATTTGTGGTATAATTATAGGTATATTTAATGACTAAAGAATTAGAAGAGTATTACAACTCTCTCTTTGAACTATTCAGCACCAAAGGCTGGAAGTACCTAGTAGAAGACTGGGAACAAGCAATATCCCATCTGGATCAAGTATCCACTATTAGAGATTCTAGAGACTTAGACTTTAGACAAGGCTCTTTAGCCATTCTAACTGGTCTTATCTCCCTTAAAACTACCTGTGAATCTGCCCACAAACAGATACAGGAAGAGGGAGAAAACCTATGATATTTGATTTCCAATGTGCTTTTCCTCACCGCTTTGAGGCCAACGTTAGCTCTTCTATACACTCTTTACCTTGTAAAGTCTGTTCAGAACCTGCTAAACGCCTTATATCCGCTCCCGCTGTACACCTTGATCCTACTGGGGCTTTCCCAGGAGCTGCTCTTAGATGGGCTAGGGAACATGAGCGTAGAGCTGTAGTTAAAGAAGACTAAAGAATCCTCGCTAGAGGTACACTAAAGGACAACTACTTGCCGGTAGCCCCTTTAATTCTCCACAATGCTAAGTCACGGAGTTAATAATGGCAGAACTAATTGATGAGCGTTCGCTCGATGATTTAAAAGCAGCCGCTTTGGAAGACCTTGCAGTAGACCCGCCACCAGCGGAGACTCCACCGCCAGAGGAACTACCAGAGAAGTACAGAGGCAAGCAACTTACAGATATTGTACGGATGCACCAAGAAGCTGAGAAAGCACTTGGTCGTCAGAGTTCTGAAGTAGGCGAACTTCGTAAGGTTGTTGATGAATTCATCACTACGCAAACACAACTTGTCAGCAAGAATAAAGCACCTGCCGAAGAGGTAGATTACTTTACTGACCCACAAAGCGCAATCAATAGAACTATTGAAGCGCACCCACTCGTAGCTGAACTACGTCAGAATACCGTCAAGAGCCGTCAATCAGCCGCACAAGCTGAGATTGTTCGTAGACACCCTGATGTAGAGACAGTGCTTGGTGATCCCAAGTTTGTTGAGTGGATTACAGCCTCAACTGTACGCCAGTCCTTGCTTGCGAAAGCACACAGTGAACTGGATGTAGACTCTGCTGATGAGTTGTTTGCTCTCTACAAAGAGCGTAAGAACTTACTTAGTCAAGCAGTGTCTTCTGAGCAAACAGCCCGTAAGGAAACAGCAAGAAAGGCTGCTACAGGAAGTTCAGCAATAGCTGGAGAGGATGGGAGCGGTAAAAAGAGATACCGAAGGGCAGACATTATTAAACTCATGAATGAAGACCCTGACCGTTATGCTACGCTAGCCCCTGAGATCAGGAAAGCGTATGCAGAAAACAGAGTCTTTTAATTATCACTTTAATGGAGATTTAAATGGCTACTTCAACCTACCCCACAATGACTGGTGCAGTCGGTCTTACCGAAGGCAATAGTTTTATCCCTGAGCTTTGGTCTGATGAGATCAGAGCTGCCTATCAGAAAAACCTCGTATTGGCTAACCTAGTCAAACGACTTAGCATGAAAGGTAAAAAAGGGGATACAATTAATATTCCAGCACCTACTCGCGGAGCTGCTTATAGCAAGTCCGAGAATACTGCTGTAACCCTGCAAGCAAACACTGAGAGTTCAGTTGTTGTTACAGTTAACAAACACTATGAATACTCACGTTTGATTGAAGATATTGTCCAAGTACAGGCTTTGGATAGCCTACGTCAGTTCTATACACAAGACGCTGGCTATGCTTTGGCTAAACAGATTGATTCTGATATCTTTGCTTTAGCTAAAACACTTGGAGATGGCACTTCATCTTTTGTTCACTCTGCTTCTTTCTATTCAGATGCTACTACTGGCCTAACGCTATATGCAGAAGACCAAGTAATAACAAGTGACTTGGTAACTGATGCTGCTTTCCGCAAGCTGATTCAGAAAATGGATGATGCTGACGTACCTATGGATGGTCGTGTGTTTGTTATTCCTCCTAGTGTCCGTAATACCATTATGGGTATTGATCGTTATGTATCTTCTGACTTTGTAAATGGTCAGGGTGTATCTAATGGTAAACTAGGTCAACTGTATGGTATTGATATCTATGTCACTAGCAACTGTCCTGAAGTAGAGACTGCCGCTGCTAACTCAGTAGGTGATCGTTTGTTAGGAGCTTTGTTGATCCACAAAGATACCTTTATCTTGGCAGAGCAAATGGCTGTTCGTAGTCAGAAACAGTACAAACAGGAATACCTGGCTGATCTGTACACTGCTGACACCCTCTACGGTGTCAAAACGTATCGACCAGATGCAGGGTTTGTATTGGTAGTAAACGAGTAATAGTAAAGACTCTACTGCGTTCTTACGAGCGCAGTAGTTTTACTAAAAAGTCTATGGTATACTTGGGCTTTTTAGTAAGATGCCTTCTAACAGCTACTCCTTCTAAGAGGTTCTTGCCTTGTCAGACTATACTAAGACTACCAGCTTTACACCAAAGGATGCTCTTAGTCCTGGCACTCCCGCAAAGCGTATCAAAGGCTCTGAGTTTGATGTAGAGTTTGACGCTCTTGCTGTTGCTGTAGCTACAAAGGCTAACAGCACTTCTCCTACGCTTGTAACTCCTATTCTAGGCACTCCTGTTAGTGTAACACTCACTAACGCTACAGGCTTGCCTATTAGCACTGGCGTTAGTGGTTTAGGTAGTGGAGTTGCCACATTCTTAGCTACTCCTTCCTCAGCAAACCTTGCAGCTGCCCTAACTGATGAAACTGGGACAGGTGCTAACGTATTTGCTAATTCTCCTACATTAGTAACTCCCTTACTCGGCACACCTGCTTCTGGTGTAGCTACAAATATAACTGGTCTACCTTTAAGCACTGGCGTTATAGGTAATCTCGCAGTAACTAATCTTAACTCAGGCACTTCTGCTACTGCGTCTACCTTCTGGCGTGGTGATGGTACGTGGGCGGCTGCGGGCGCGGGTTCAGTCACTAGCGTAGCAGCAACAGTACCTAGTATCTTCAGCATAGCTGGTAGCCCTATTACATCCTCTGGCACTCTAGCCATGACGTACTCCGGCACAGCTTTACCAGTAGCCAACGGTGGTACAGGGATAACAGCGTTTGGTACAGGAGTTGCTACAGCTTTAGGCGTTAACGTAGGCTCTGCTGGTTCTCCTTTGGTTAACGCAGGTGTCTTAGGCACTCCATCATCAGGTACGCTAACTAACGCTGTAGGACTCCCTATTAGCTCAGGCGTAAGTGGCCTTGCCTCCGGTATTGCTACCTTCTTAACAACGCCCACAAGTGCTAACCTAGCAGCTACATTGACGGATGAAACTGGCACAGGTTCTGCTGTATTTGCAACGAGTCCTACACTAGTGACACCTGCTTTAGGTACTCCTAGTGCTTTGGTAGGTACTAATATCACAGGTACGGCATCTGGATTGACCTCTGGTAATGTTACAACTAATGCTAATCTTACTGGAATGATAACGTCAGTCGGCAATGCTGCATCATTAGGTTCTTTCACATCTGCGAACTTGGCTACTGCACTAACTGATGAGACGGGTACAGGTGCTAACGTATTTGCAACATCACCTACACTAGTAACGCCTTTGCTAGGAACGCCTACTTCCGGTGTAGCTACAAACTTAACAGGACTTCCATTGACCACAGGTGTTACTGGGACGCTTCCAGTCGCTAATGGCGGTACAGGGGCTACTACGTTAACTGCTAACTACGTATTGCTTGGTAATGGCACTAGCGCACCGCAGATGATTGCACCTAGTACGTCTGGTAATGTATTAATGTCTAACGGTACAACCTGGTCTAGTACAACTCCAGCATCAGGCGTAACAGCAGGTAAGGCAATAGCTTTTGCGATAGTCATGGGCTTCTGATTTCCTATAAGGAAAGGTAAACAATATGGCAAACCCGAATATAACAGCAGTAACCGCAATCTATGGTACGACAACGTACTACACCCCATCTGGCACGTCTGCGGTAGTCTTACTGCCCAATGCTGCATCAAGTGGCTTGGTCTATAAGATCAACCAGATAGTCTGTGCCAACGTCAACGGCTCTAGTGCTGTTAACGCTACGGTGAGTCTCTACAGTAACGGTGCGGTGACTCAAGGCTCAGCACCCTCTGGCGGTACGGCTTACCCCATCATCTCTACCTTATCAGTACCGGCAAATGCGTCTGTGATAGCGGTAGACAAGACGACTGCGATCTACTTGATGGAAGGCACGTCAATCACGATCACGTCTGGTACTGCGAGTGGCATTACCTACAGCATA